CTTGTGAAGTGGGTTTTGAAAATCCAAATAAAGAAGCTACGGAAAGGGCAGATTCAGCCATCCATTCGACAGGTTTGGTAAGAGTAGAGAGAGCAGGGGCAATAGAACTTGCACCTTTAGCGAATTTACTAACAGAAGAAAGCATAGTTGAAATACCACTTTGCTCATGTTGTTTCATTTCACCACCAATTTGGGCTTCAATTGGTGAAGTTCCATGATCACGAAAACGATCATCGTTGTTTTCAAGGTATGCTTCAACATGTTCTGAACCAATTTGAGCATGGACAGTAGAAATACGAGCGGCAGTAGGGAACATCACCTCGGGTTCAACGAATTGAGCCCAAATAGTGTAACCCACAAAAGAAGCATCAGCAGAAACTAACGGCGAAACTACGGACAAATATACAGTACCAAATGAACCTTGACCAGTAACTAAATTATAGAAAATGTGAGGGGCAATATAAGGAAGGGTATATTCAAGAGCTGAACCTTCAGCCAAATTAAGTTTTACATTTGCACAGCCTGAACGACCAGTGATGGTCTCATTAACTTTACTTACATGAACTGGCATATACGGAGCATACGGAATATGATGTAACATCACCATACCTTGCTGCAATGGTTGAGAGTTAAATTGAACAAAAATTTTAATTGAAGCGCGAAGACCAACAAAACCAGCAAGCTTTTCAGCATACATAGCTTTAGCAATCATCGCATCGGGAAAATCTAAAGTGAACAAAGTTGAATTAATTGCATCAGTGGTGTTCCACTGTCCGCTGCCTAGTACAACGGGACGTTTCAAAAAGTCAGAAATGTCATGAGATTGGCGTTCGCCAATCAAAGATGACATATCAGCAGCCACTTTTGTGGCTCCTTCATAAGCATTGGTTGAAATAGTACCATCATCACGAATGGTGACGGTGTCGGAAATGGTTGTAGACAATGAAGAAATTGGGGTTTCAATGTTAAAATTTGCAGCAAGTCGGGTATCTTTCTTCGGGCATGACTTAATGCTACCGAAGGCATTCCTGTTCGCCTGGATTTAGAGAGGGCTGCTCTCAGCGCATCCTGGCTGGTAAATGTAAAAACATAACGCTGTTAACTCAGTAGCTCGAAAGAAAATATTTTATACAGGAAAGAGGTTGCCTATTTTCAATCTGATCACACTAAGTCCTTTTGCACTCTACATATCATTAAGATAGGTGTAGTACGATTCAATGCAAGGAATTGGATTCCCCTGCTTCTCATGGGCATTGCAGATTTTGCGAGTATACTCGTCAAACTCTGTTTTACCAATCAAAGCAAGTTCCTTGCACACATCTTGTACGGTAGTCAATTCAATTTGAACTGTGTCAACAACATTGTTGCGACGAGTCCAATTCAGAGATTCGAGACGGGAAGCAATGGTCGATGGGCAAGAAATTCGATTCAGATAAGAGTTAAAGTGGAAATATCTTTGAAGAAAGGTAACATCAGTGAGTTCACGGTGTTCAACAACAGCAGCTCCTTTAGCTTCATCGGTATAGTCCATACCAATTTTGGCATAACCACGAGAAGCAACAACTTGGTTGAAATGAGGAGCAATGAAATCAGAAATATTAACAACATTATCATCACCATATGAACACATATTTACATTTTCATTATATATGGACATTTTACGAAATTCCTTAGGAACTTCCATAAGATAAACACAACGCATGGAAATAGCATTATAAATGGAGTTGACAAT